CAGGTTCTGCGGTATTGGGTATGTGCTTGGATAAATGATACTTTCGAAATCCTCTGTAATGGTTAGCTTGGTATTCCCCAACCTCGACCCGACTATCCGGCCTGACCCATTATGCGGGAATAAACGCAGATAATCGTACCTGCCCCAAAGCAGTTCTTCGTTTATGTCGGCGAAATAATACGTCTTTTGATACGCATACATTCCTGTTGATGATGATACTGCCGACGATCCAATGCTAACCGCGATTTGCGTTGTCGTTTCGCTGTTATCGTTATATTGGGTGGCGCGGACATATACACGGCTGGGGAACGCCCCCGAATCGTTGGAGTAAAGCGTCATTCCCAACTGTGACCCCGACTTGTCGATGATAGAAATTATAACTTTGGTTGCGCCGTCGACCTTGCGAATTTTGGTATTGTCGTCCGGGTCGAACACGCCGTGTTTGTCCGTGCCGTTGTTGCCCGCGATGGAGTACCCCCAAAAACCATTCGAATTTTGCAGGAATGGATATGTCGACACGGTCGCCTCGGCTTGGTTGCTCGCCGCCGATGCGTTCCGGCTCAAACATGGAATCGCTATCCCTCGAAGCGCCAGTTTGTGTTTGTCTGGTATTTCGAAAGTGAATCCGGCCTGCGTTGCTATCCTGTTGAGAATCCACCACGCCGTGACGCTGGGGTGAATATTGGCAAGATTGGTATTCGATACGCCGCAGTCGTATTTTGCGTATCCATATCCGGCGGATTTCATTTGCGACAGGGATGTTGCCGTGATATTTGCGCCCCACGTCAGCGCCTCGGTTCCGGTCAGCTCGTTCAACTTGGCCGCTTTGTCTACCCACGCCTGAAAGTTTGCCATCACACCCCAATAAAGCGCGATTTCGTAGGTTTCCGACGAAGATAGCAGCACGGCATATCCGACACGGACGATCTCGATTCCATTCCGAACGAGGCGCGCCGAATATCGGTTGTATCGCTTATCGGACACATAGGCGGGCGCCCCCGGATTGTCGAATATCTTTCGGTTGCGCGTCGTCTTCGGGCATTGAATCGTCTGCGAGTTCGACGACGTAATTTTCGATATGTCGCCGAGCAGGTTGGATTTGTAGTTGAGGGTCGTCGCCGCATCCGGTTTAATGTCGACGGTTGCGCCGTTGATATATAATTCCTCTGTCATGGTTACAGCGTTTGTGCGCTCTGCGCGGGTTCTTCGATTGAGAAAATGAAATCTTGGTAATGTTTCGTCGTCTTCTCGTAGCTGCCAGCAACGATATTGACGCGATGCCACAGCGACACGTCGTTGGCGTCGTACCCGTCGAAGACGTCCACGACGACCGATTGCGCGAGTGTGAGCAGGAAATCATACGTTTCGGAATCGACCAGCTTTGCCCCCAGCGAACGGGTCTTTTTCCGGGATAGACTTTGCCGGACTGACGTTTCGACATTCACACCGTCGATGTAAGCGGTCGGGACATTCATGTCGTTACGCTCCCATGTCGAGGACGCCGAAACGGTCGACGCGCTGCCGATCTCCTTGAACAGGTAGTAACAATAGCGCCCCTGTTGGTCTATCCAGCGCAGATAGACGCCGTTTGTGCTTCGGTCTATATCGAGCGTATAGGCGACCATTCCGACGGCCTCCTCGTCATTTTTCAATACGAGGCTATGCGGTACTGCGATATGCACCGAGCGAACGACGGTCGAGGGGTCAATCGCTTTCGCCGGGTTCAGCAGATAGCGATGGTATGGGGTCGCACCTTCCGCGTCTTCGTTGTGGTTGTAAAACATGATGTCGGACTGTTTGCCGTCGATCAGCACGTCGAATGATGTTCCGTTCTTGGCGAAGACGTCCACCGTGAACGGATAGCGGACGAACCATTTGCGACGCATGATTCCGCCGGATGATTCGCGGGCGGATATTGCGCCCCATATAGCGTCTATTCCAAATGTGCCGAGATAGAATTGACTGCCGTTGCTATACCAGTATATTGTAGCATAGACAGTTTTTTTGAGCGGGGAATCGACAAACCCCTTGCTGTAATCAATCACCCCATGCGCAACGTTATTGAACAACAGTTGCAGATACCGCCGTATATCAAAATATGCAGTCCCATTGAACGGCTCGCGTTCTTCGCTGTACGTCTGTTGCGCTTGGCGGTCGGTTAAGACCATTTCCAATTTGTTGTATTCGGTGGGGATTTTCGTGATTTTGAAAATCGCGGGGACGAATGCGAAATGCGTTGCATTGGGGTATTCGACTACTGTTCCCGTACTGCTGTGTGTGAATGTTCTGCTCATGGTCTATTGTCTTAAAATTGATTCAACGATCTGCGCATCGAAAAGCCCTGCCAGCCTGTCGGCGATACGGTCGGACAGGGCCGCTATTTCGGGCGTGAAGATGTCTTCGCGGCCGCCGTTACGGAATAGTGCTGATCCCTCCGTCATTATCTTGGTTGCTGCTCCCCAAGCCGAAATGTCGACACCCTTTGCTGCGGCCCAGTCCGCGATGATGTCGATAAACCATTTCGGGGCGGACGGATAGACCGACCCGTCGCGGCGTCGGCGAAAATGCTGCGACAGCCACGGTTGCGTGCCGGTTTCGAGTGCCGCAAAATATGGGCGGGCATCCATCGTTCCCGTGGTTACGCCGCTGTTGGTCGTTACGGTTATCGTGATGCTGTCGGCGGTCGCGCCCGTCGTCTGTTGTCCCGCGGCGACGTGGTTTTCGATGATCTTCTGCCGTGCCCGGTCGAGTTCTTCGGCGACGATTCGGTCGGCTTCGAGTTCTATTTTCTGTACGTCCATAGCTACAAGCCGTAATCGAAGCAGACACCCGCCTGTTCTTGGAGCGTCAGCGACAGCGTTACGATACATAGGTTTGCGTCCATCTTGTCGAATGCGACGCGGTATTTGATCTGCCCGTCGACCGGAACGAAAAAGCCGCTTTCGTTTACAGCGACGATGAATCGCACGGCAAGACCTTTCAGCCGCTCGGCGATCTCCTGCGCTTCGGCTCCTTTGTAGTCGAACGGCATAGCGTCGGCAAAGGAGATAAGACACGACGGGGCATCACGCACGAAGCCCTGCGGTGTGAAATTCAGAAAACCCGCCACGGGTTGCACATAGAGGCAGGCGGGCAGCGTAAGGCCGTCGGGGTGTGTAACCTCGCGGTTCTCTCCTTGACGCCGGAATCGGTCGAACGCTTGATTAGCGCGGAACCACGATTCGCACAGATAGGTAAGGCCCATCGCCCCGGCGATCTCCTTGACTTTGTTTTCGACTGTCGTTTTTTCCATAGGTCTATTGGTTTTTGTTGGCCATTATTTCGCGCAAACGCCGTTCAAAGGCGATCCGCTCGTTGTCGATTCGCATACATTCGCAGACGCGCACCCATGCCACCTTTGCGGCGTCGTTCTGGTCTTGGTAGCCTTGTCGGTGGGCGTACCAGTCGATGATGCCGAACGGCCCGAAATCAAGGTCGTTTATTCCGGCTTTGATCTCTTCGGGCGTCGGCTGGTTGCTTGTGCTTGCGAACAACGCTGCGATGCGCTCCAACTCCCGGCCGACCCAAAAGACGAAGCCGAGCATCTTGTCCGCCCGTTCGTTGTAGCAGCGCCGGGGATGTACTTTCAGAATGACGGCTGCGATTCGCTCTATAAGGGCGTGCGCCCCGTCTGCCTGTAAGCTGAACAAGTCACCGATGGTCAGATCGTTGAGGTTCCGAGGCGTGTGCACGCCGCACACTTTGTCCGGTTTCGGCAGGGTTTGCAATGCTGCACGCGATTCGGGTGTCAGCGCTCGTTCGATAGCGAGCACCTGTCGGGCCGTCCGTTTCTTGATTGTTATTTTCATCAGTTTTTCTGTTTAATCCACTTTTGCCGTCGTGACGGTAGTTTATTCGTCTGTCAAATTTTACCAGCAGAAACAGCCCGAAAACAGCTTTTCATGAAAGGCGCCCGACGTGCACGCGCATTCCTTTCGGCTGCGGGACGATTTCGTAATACATGCGCATCATCAATGGGTCGAAATAGTCGGGCGACCGTCCAAGTACGGCTTTCATCTCCCGTTTGTCGATGATTCGTTTCTTGCTCGTATCGGCGTCGACGTCGCGGGCGACAAGGCAGGCTTCCAGTTCTTCGGCAATGGTCGATTGCAGTTCTTCCGGACAGTCGATGCAGAGCAACCCCGCATTGATAACCTCCGCCAGTTTGAACGCACATTGCGATTTGAGGTTGAAATATGTGTTATCCGGCGCGGGCGCTCCTCCGTGGAACGTCTTGATGCCCTCCAAATACGAATCGAGGTATTGCCCAAGTCCGTCGGAATCGGCAATGATGTTGGAGCGCCGGACGCCGTGCCGCCTCGATTCGTCGCGCAGGTCGGTTTCAATCTCCTTGCCTGTGCTGTACGGTTTGTCGATGGCGAGTTTAGCCGCCATTCCCGTCCAGTTGAAAGCGACGAAGCGGTCACGGCCTTTCATGGCAAGGTCGGCACTAATGCGCCGCACCCCGTCACCCGTCTGTCGCTCGTTCGTAAAGCAGTCGAGGATGGCGTCGTAGTCGGCGAGTTGGTTCGCATTGCTCTCGTACTCCCATTTGCCGAGCAGTAGGCGCAACCGGATTGATTTAACCCCGATTGATTCGAGCGTCCGGATATAATCGGGCGTGATAAACGGGTTGTCGTAGACCAATGCCTGAACGAATGCGCAGTCTTTCGGTAGCGTTCCGTCGATATGCGGTTTGTAGAAATGCTTATACAACCAATTCTTTTTCGGATTGCAGGTTATGAGCATCTTCGCTTCCAGTCCGTATTCCTCGTTGAGGTGTCGCCCGATTCGGGATTTCAGTACCTCGTAGGCCATATAATGAACCTCTCCGGCCTCCTCTATCCAACCGCCTGTAAACTCTTTCGACCCCAGTCGCTCGAACATCGGGTCTTTCTGCGGATAGAATGTCAAGTCGAGCAGCACGATTTCCGACCCGTTCGTAAACTTGATGCCGTCGTCCGTTATCCGGTAGTCCGTGAATCCGTAGGAATCGGCGACTTTGCCGAACGTGACCAGCACGGATTCGCGGCTGTCCTTGATATTGTTTCGACCGACGAACCAGCGCGTCTTCGGGAACGCCCAACAGCAACGCATAAGCCAGTCGCACCCCAGCCACGATTTGCCGCCGCCCGCTGCGCCGCCGTAGACGACGTATCGGATTCGCGGGTCGGCCAAGTGGCGGTAGGCAAGCAACTGTTTGTAGTTGACGCGTTGCTGTTCCTCTCGCTGTTGTAGTCCGTCGGTAAACATGCGTTATTCGTCTTCTTCCGATAGTTTCCGTTCGCGTTCCTCGTCGATACGGCGGACGATTTCGTCGACACCCGGCATGACGGGCAACACCGACGAAAAGCCCTTGAATTCTTTTCCGCCCGATGTGATGTCGACCTGTACCTTGTCGAGGCCGAGCAGTTTGTCGCGGCGTTCTTCCCATTTGCGGATTTCGGCGAGGATTCGCACGTCGCCGACGGGTTCCTCCGTTACGCTCGACGTTTCCGATTCGAGTGGGACAGGGGCGTCGAGAGGCTTGCCGACGACAGGGTTTCCGAACGTGTTTATATCGACGAGTGCCGTGCGAACCTTTGCCCGCTTGACAACTCGTTTCTGCTTGCTGGCTTCGTATAGCCGCCACAGCTCCGCGATGGCGCGGTCGCATTCCATCAGCGCCTCGTCGCACGCCTGCTGCGTGTTGCTCGCGGCTTCGGCCCGCCATTCGCTGACGAGCAAATCCCAATCGGTCTTGATCGTCTTCGGAGTTACCGAATACCCCAACTGCCGCTCGACCTCTGCGGCGATCTGACGGAACGGCATACGCCGTTCGAGGCGCAGATGCGACACGAGCGGCAGACGTGCATTCCGGCGGTCTTTCGCCGATTTGTTGTTGCTTGGGTGTGATGCCATTGGTCGTTACTTTTTAACCGATTCGTGCAATATCTTCGGCACGGCGTATCGCCATCTGATGTGATGATGCAGCCGCCGATGGGCGGTTCCCATTGCCGAAACAACCACGCATGACGGGCAATACATGACCGTGTAGAAACTCTTTACATATGTGCCCGCGTCCAAGTACAATTCCGTCATGCCGCCGCTGTTGCTTTGCGTTTCGAGTTGGTCGAGGCCGATTTGTAGGATGGACAGAAATACCCCCCCCCGCGACCCCTGTAAGACGTATGTATTCACGTCTTCGTTGATGCGTCCGACGAACTGGAACGGTCGGTCGACGGAGCAGATAAACGAATTCATGGCCTTGCGCATCGGCTGTATTCCGTCGTTGAATCTCGTCGCTTTTTCGCCGCCGATATAATCGCCTCCCTGCCCGATTGCAAGGGTCAGCATCGGGGCGGAATTGAAATAGTCGAGCAGCATGTCGAATACCGCGTCGAGGTCTTGGACGTCTGCGCCGTGCCAGCGTAGCTGGTCGTCGAACCGGAATTTGAAATATGTGTAGTCGTCATCCAATTCGATGAAATGCGTCGCCCCGATCTGCCGGGCCAGCTCGAAACAGGCGTTGCGGGCGTAGACGATTGCCCGGCGGTCGCCGAAATTGTCGCCCTCGTCGAATGTCCTTGCGATCTCCGATTTGGAAAAGACGAGCACGTCGCCGAAGCGCTTGCGATACTCCGGCAACGTCTTGTCTTCGTCGTCGCAGACGATGTATATTTTCCCCGTATACCCGTGTTTGCGCAGCTTCTCGTAGGTCAGCACCCGGTCGGGGCGGCCGTGCGTCAGAATGAACGCGACGAATCCGTTATGCCTCATTGCCATACTCCCGTGTGTATTCGTTTCGTATTTCGTCCGACAATCGGATGTAGCCCTTTTCGATGGCTTTGCCGAAGTCGATAATGACGAGCGCCGAATCTTCCATCAGTTCCTGCATTTCTTTCGAGGCGTGCGCGTAGTAGTCGGCGATCTTGGCGTAATCGAACACCGTATGCCGTGCGGCAGCCTGCCGCAGGAACTCTTTTTCGTCGGGCGATACGTTCGACGCTTCGATCTTTGCCAGCAGTTCGTCGGTTCGGCCGCCGTCGGTCAGCGTCGACAAGTCCGGTTTTTCGTTCTTCGGCTCGTAGACGGGCGACGTGATCTTGTGCGTGTAGTGCTCGTCGGCTTCTTCATCGCCGCCACAGCGTCGCCCCGTTATATCGTTAGGGTCGATACCATTTGCTGCGGCTAACGCTTCGATAGCCGATTTCGGGAGCAGGTCGATGTCGAAACCGTCATCGATGATCGCCGCGATGTCGTACTCGTTCGCCAGCATGTCAATATCGAACGTGCCGAACGATAGGTTGTCTTTGATGATAAACTGCTGTTGCTCGTCTTCGTCGAGTTCCGAGGCGTAAAGCGTCGGCACGGTCGGGTGCATCTGCCATTCGCGCCAGTAGTTCAGTAGCGCGGATTGTTTCGCCTCGTCGAAATGCCGGAACCGATACGACGCCCGCAGGATGTCCGCGAGGTCGTCGAATCCGAGTTCGTGAATGTATTTCAGCGCCCGCAGGCGCATATTCCCGGCAAGGGCGATATTCCGGTCGTCCACGACGACGGGGCGATAATACAAGCCTTTCGGCAGCAATAGCAGCGATTTCACCAATTCGGCGAAATCGTCTTCGGTGATCTGTCGCGGGTTGTGCTCGCTGGTATTGAGCGCGCCGACCTGCATTTCGATAGTTTGCGGAATTTTCATAGGCTCGGTATGCGTTTACTCTGTATTGGTTACCAGCACAAAGATATGTAAAAAGCGTGTAAATAATACACGCTTTTGATTAAGATTTTATCAGCGGTCAGACTTTCGAAATCCGGTCGCTGCATTTATCAATGAAGCACACGGGTTCCTGATGAAGCTCGCACCAGCCTTGCCCCTCGTCGTTTTCTTCTGAAAATAGGGAGCAACTGCCGCAACCGACGGCGCGCATCTTGTTGCAATCATTCTCGCAAGAGGCAGCGCATTCTGGGCATAGGAGAACATCGTAGCTGGTTACTACAAATCCGTCGCAATCGGGGCAGCCCGTGTTCTCGCAATTTTCGCACTGCACAATTTCTTCCCCACATTTGGGGCAATACTGTTGATTTTCTTCCGGCATCGTTTCCGGGGTAATTGTTTTGTCGTTCATATTATTGTTTTTGATCGGTTTGTTTTCCTGCTTTAATCTTTGCCGCAAACGAGGTGCATTCATTATTGAATTCCTCGAAATCATCCTGCGTAAACCAAACGGCCTCGTCGCCCATTGACAGCGAAAAATTACCGTCATTCTCCAGCGTTACGGTTATTTCGGTGCCGTCGTAGCTGTCTTGAAATTTGATGCCTGTTTTCATTTTCTTCGTCGCCATTTTAACGTTTTAATATACCGGGCGATATAGTCGCGCTTTGCTTCTTTGGAATCTTTAATCATGCCTTGATATAGCTGCATGTAATAAAATGCGCAAGGCGTAGCAATCCATTCTTCTGCTTTCCGCCGCAGGCGTTTCAGTAGTCGTGTTTTCATTGTAGCAGGAATTCAAGTTCGGCGATTTGCGTGTGTTTGAGCTGTGCGCCTGCGCGTGTCAGATACTCTTTTTTCTGCTCTTTCAATTTGTAGCGGTCGGCAGATGCGGCGATTCGTTCTACCTGCCCGCGCAACTGGTCGAGCATCATTCGCACGCCCTCTTCCGGGGTTGCTTCGACAAAGCGGATAAGGCGGCGCAGATGGGCGATTTCGTTGTTGTGGTCGCCGATCATGCGGCGAATCTTCTTGCTGCGTTTTGCGTCGGCCTCTGTTACCCCCCCCCGAACCGACCATATTTTTTCGTCTTCGCTTCGGAGTGCTTCGATGGTCGCGATTTCGTCGCGGATAAGTCTGTTAAGGTCTTCGACTGTTTTCATCGTTTCGTAATTTTTCGATTATTGAATTAAGTTTGCACATGTAGTCGATATTGGGATTTTCCCCGTGAATTCCGACCATCCGAACGTATAACCATTCGAGGAACTCGGCGTCGCTCTGCGGCGTGGTGTCGGGGGTTTGGCCGCTCGCGTTCGTTCCGTATATTTCCCCGATGAGTTTCTTTGCCGCTATGACGTTATCGCGGACAAATAAAAACACATTCTGTCCGTTGGGGTCAAGCGCTCCGACAAGCGATTCGAGTACGGCGAGCAGATCGGGTGCAGCAGCGAGCAGTCGGGCGTTTGCGGCGACGCGCTCCGTAGGCATCGGGCGTGGGTTGTACTGCAAAACCTCTGCGACGGGAGCGCAGCCGACAGCGTCGCCGGAAATCGACACGATTGAATAGTTTGCGATGCCGTTTCCGCCGACGTGTCCGTCGACCCGCCACGGGCCGGGTGTTCCTCTGAATTTAATTTCGCTCATAGTCGTTTTTAATCTAATGATTTATACATCCATACAAAAGTCGGATCGTCATAATCGGCATAGTCTTTGTAGCCTCTGCGTGCATACCAGTCGTGCATCCACGCCGATTTATTTGCCCACAAAACGCAGGAATCACATCCTAAACCTCGGACAATACTTTCAAGCATGGCCAACAGTTCATTGCCGTAGCCCTTTCGCCTTTCATTTGGAACTGTCTCTATATTTTTGAATACGGCAACTGATTGGCCCTTATGGCGGTATATATCAGCCCGACAACATCCGTACAGAGTGACATGTAATTCTAATTCAAGAGTGTCTTCTTTCATTGTTCTCGTTTGTTAATGGATTGCCCACCAGATAATGACGGAGGAGTCGTGTGCGCTTTGCGTCGTTTCGCTTTTTGAAATGTTTGCTCGATCTCTTCGATGGATGGCGGAACTATCGGGCGGGCGCAGGTGATTTCGTCCCGCGGTTCGCTATTCGCCGGACGCGCCATATACCAGCGAATTTCCGACTGGAATTCCTCGAACGTCCGACAGACGATGTGTCTGCTTCCGTTCGTGATTGCGAGTGAACGCCATTCGATTTGTGCGTCCGATAGGGCAGAACGTCGGTTGGTGGTCTTCATTTCGATACATAGGGCGTTGAAGCCTCCGCGCCCGATTAGCAGGATAAGGTCGGCGACGCCTGCGGTTACGCCCTCGGCTTTCATTATCGCGGCTTCCGTTCGGCTCCGTGCGCCGCCGTTCGGGATGGCGAACAGGAGTTTGCCGATGGCCGGATATTTGAGCCGGAACCAACTGACGCACATTCGCTGTAAGTGCGATTCTACATGTCGTGTCATAATCAAAATAGGGTTAGTTGTTTGAACGCCGTTGCCCGGCGTTGATCGTCGATTTGTCTGATGATATTCCGAATGTATGGGGCCAGCGTACTGTCTTTGATGAATCCGTCTTCGTCATCCTCGTTATCGGGATTCGACCGGGAGCGACCGGAACAGTCCGCCAGTTCGCGTTCGGCTGATTTGCGGGCATCGAGCAGGGCGGCAAGAATCGCGGCAGCTTCCGTTGGGTAGCCCTTTTTTGCATCGTCGACGAATCCCGACCCGACATAATGCCCTGAATTGTGCAGATTAACATCCAATCCGTAATCCCAGCGTCCGTTCGGCGACTGTGCCGTTTTGACCTCCACGATACAATGGGCGTTGAATAACCGGACAGGTCTGTTAGGCGTTAGGCATACGTCGTGGATGTTGAAATCGAAGCCGTTATGCGATAACGCCACGAATTCACTGCTATTCTGCCCGGCTTTTTCGTGGCTTTCAATCCATGCGCACCACTCTTTGAACGTAAACTGCTGCCCGGTGCATCGGCAGGTGTGATGAATGTCTTTCATTTCCGATACGGTTTTAACGATTCGAGTTTCGCCGGAAACCAATAGCAATCGTAACTGATGTAGACGCATCTATCGGGCAGTTCCGGCGTAGGCTTGCAGAATCCAAGTATTTCGAACGGCTCGAACCGGACGCCGTATTCATTCGTGAACGACACTTGCTGCCCGACCCGGAATTCCGTTTCGATACCCGCGTCGGCCGGGTTGTCGTAGATGGGCGGTCGGCCTTGTTCGTCGCGCCATTTCCGCCATTCGGCGAAATCTTTACTGTAATCTCTCATCGTTCAGTCGGTTTCCAAGTTTGATAATGAATGTTTCGTGATCGGGTGCACCCCATTCCGGGCGGCCTTGTCCGAAATCAATACCTTTGCACTCCCAAAGCATGCGACGTCCGGTATAGCCGTAGGAAAAGCACACGGCGTCGAAGTCCTTACAAATAAAATCCGTGCATACTATACCGTCGAACGCCTTGTCCTTGCAAAGACGGTTAATCCAATGTCGAGTGATTTCCCTATACTCCTCGCGCTTATTGCCATTTTCGATGGCGTTGTACCACTCCTTTTTGAGAGGTAAATGCAGAATTTTCATCGTCTTGAATCTTTTGCGGGTTCGTCGTTTCGTTCAATCTCGCCGAGCGCTTCGTCGAGGTGGTAGGCTAATTCTGCGGCCTGTGTAGCCACGCGGCGCGCCCAGTCTGAACGAAGCCTGCCGCCTTTGGCGGGTGGGGTGGTTACGATGGCGTGTGCGAGGCTTGCCATTGCGACGGCGGCATACAGTTCGCGTTTCGTGATTCCCGCCGCTGAAAATGTTTCGGGCGAAACTCCGTCCGCCTCGACCGTGATCGTCTGCGGAATAGCCGCCTTGCCGAGCATTTCGGCGATTCTGTCGTAGAAATTCGCCGGGGCCTTGCCCCGTTTGTCGTTTTTGTTTTTCATCGTGCGTTGTGGTTTTTAGGTTCGCGGGGTTTGGTAGTGTAGCGTCCAGCCCGCGAAATGTTTGTCGAAAAAGTTATCCCGAAAGAACCGGATGTCGGCCTCGACGGCTTCGACCATTTGCCGCGTGCAGCGGAACGTTAGCCGTTTGCGCTCGACGTCGATAAATACCAGTTCCAGATCGTGAATGAATATCGGCGCAAGCGCCGGATTCGTTTGCTTTACGAGGCCGTAGAAATGTTGATATTTCGCAAGAAAATCGGCATTGAAACGCGGCGCGGCGTTTTTATCCTCTTGCGTCCATGTCCGCGCAAGTGCCGGGCGGTCGGTAGCTACTTGTCCGTTTTTACGAATCCAGCCCGACGCCTCGTAATTAGCGCAGAACCGTTCGACCTCATAATCGGGATTTATGAAATTCTTGAAAAAGAAGATTTCAAAAAATGTCTCTCTCTCTGCCTCTGTCGCGCGTGCGCGCGAAGAGAGAGATTCTTTTAATTCTTTATATTCTTCTTTATATATTCTTATACTGTTGTCGCTTGAAAACAGTTGCGTTTGTCGGTCGTTTGTCGATTGATTGTCGTTCTGTTTGTCGATTTGTTCGGGCTTATCGCTGTAATTTTCTGTATTGCTGTTAATTACATGCGTTTTAGGTTTGTCGTTTGGTTTGTCGATTTTGGCGACTTTCTTCCCCGATACTCTCCGTAAACCCTCGTAACTGTTTGTCGGTCGTTTGTCGTTTTCATTTTCTAATGGCTGGTAAGTATCGAATTTACAAATCGTTATAATGCTTTTGCAGTTTGTCGCACGGACGGATATTTCGCCGGATGCCTGCAAACGAGCTAAACGGGTTCTGATCTGTCGCGTCGTCTGTCCTGTTTCTGCGCACAAACCATCGACGGATGTAACGAAAGCCCCGCGCTCAATCTCTACTCCTCGCCATCTCGTAGGCAGGTAATTCGCCTTGAGCAGACAAACGACCCACAGTTGCAGGGTGAGCGGGTCGTCGAACCACTCCCATCCGAGCGTGCTGCGATACAACCGCACCCAACCAGTATTTGTTTCGTTTGCCATTGCTGCTGATTTGAGCCGTTAAATTTCGCTTTTGTTGAGTGCGACGATTAAACCCTTGTCCGCCACGAATACACGCGCAAAACGGGCTGTTTTGCGCATTTGCGCGGCAAAGACATCGGCAAGACTGTTTGCGTTCGATAGGTGAAGCAGAACGACTGTCGAAAGTTCCACCGTTTCGTTCGCTTTGACCATATCGCACGCCGCCCCGATGGATAGGTGCGACGTCCGCACGCGCGCTGCCTGCGCCGGGTTAATCGTCCCGCGAGCGATGTTGCCGTCTAACTCCTCCTGTGAGTAATTCGCCTCGATCAGAATATGATTCAGTCGCAGGGATTTGAAGTTATACCGAATAAAATGTGTGTCGGTGGCAAAAAGAATCTTCCCGCACTCCTCGTGTTCGATAATATACCCGAACGGCTCCGCTGCGTCGTGCTTCACGTCGAACGCGCGGACGACGAAATCGCCGACCATTGCGGACTGCATCGGTCGCAATGCGTGTGTGCGGTGCGTCTTGTCGATGTGGCACGCCGCGAGCGTTCCCCGCGAGGCGTAGACGTCGATTGCTCGGTCGGCGTATTTGCCGATGTGGGCTGCGTGGTCGCCGTGTTCGTGCGTTACTATCGCACCGACGAATTTTCGGGCGTCGATACCGGTTCGGGCGAACATCGTTTCGGGCGATGCGCCGCACTCGATGACGAGTGCAGACGCTTCGCTCTCCAAAACGTAGCAGTTGCCAGCCGACGACGAGGATATGACGTGCAGCTTCATAGGGTTACAGTTTGAATGGGTCGTCTTCAATGGTAGCAGGGGCCGCCTCTTCGGTTGCCTCCTCGCGTGGAACGGGCGTCGGCGTAGGGATCGGCGGCATCGTTTCGGCAGGTACGGCCGATTGTGCTGCGATTGCGGCCGGGGCGACCTCTTCGAATTTTGCATCTTCGATATTTGCCCCGGCGGGTTTGGCTTCCGCTTCGTTCGTTACGCGGCGCTCTTTCTCGTCTTCGCTCAACAGCCATGCGTCGGACGACGAGTTGATGATGTGCTTCATGGCGGAACGCTCGACTGTTCGTCCGGCCATTTCGCTGGTAAAATTTCGGTGTGCAGGAGAGTTCCCCCGCATCGCGCCCTGCATCCATGCCTGCCGGATTTCGGTCATCGTCTTGATCGTCGTCGAGTGCGAACCGTCGGTCATGGTCGTCACGGCGTAGGCGGCGACGATCTTATCCTTGTTGATCCTCGACAGGCTCGGAACGTGTTTCGTTACTTTGGTTTCGCCGTCCTCCGTATACATGTATTCGAATTCGTCGCCCTCGTAGACGACGACCGAACGGACTTTCTTCATGCCCTGTGCGCGGGCCAGTTTCTCGTCGCCGAAATACGACCGCCAGAACGTCAGTTCGAGCTGTCCCGACGCTTTGTTTTTGATCGGGATGAAGTACCCTTGCTTTTTCTGGATGTCCATGCCTTGCAGCACCATATCAAGCAGTGAATTTGCCACCGATGCTTTGGTTACGACCTCCAAAACCGGGTGTTGCACCTTGTCGGCGTCTTCCCATAGCATTTCGGAGATTCGGAGCCATGCAAGGTTCATTTGGTTTGTTACGGCGTAGTCTTTCGGGACGACCAGCCCGCCGTTCGCTTGCAGCTCCTCGATGCGTCGCAGGACGCTGTTCGCAAGTTCATCTTTCATTGCGGCAATCGCTTTCGATTGCGTCGCCGGGGCGGCCTGCGCTCCGCTCTGATTGTTATTCTGTGCCATAGTTATTTGAAATAAAAGATTTGACGATATGTGTTGTAGTTGCGGTCTTCGATAGGGACGTCCTGCGGGTGGCGGCGCGCCTCGGCAAGCCAGCGTTTATAGCATTGCGGACAGTATATCTTATTCAGTACGGCGATGTAATAGCCGCCGTTGGGGGTTGCCATATCCGCCGTGCAGTAGTCGCATTTTGCAGGGCTTCCAATGACCCACATGTCGAGCGTTTCGACGTGGATAATCTTGAATCCTTTTTCGTTACTGACGATCTGTGCCATGTCGTTACGCTGTTTTGAGTTCGAGCGCTGCACCCTCGACCACTTGCAGGCGAACGACCTGCGAATCGAGCGCAAAATCGGTCTGCGAAATGCTTTCGGCGTTGTCGATGAAGACGGGCGCGGTTGCGCCGTAGTAGCGGCAGAACGTGCGGATGATGTCAAGCCCGGCGAGTACCTGCCCGGCGCTGTTCAGCGAGTTGAATGGTACGCCGTCGATGGTGGCTACACATGTTTCGACATCTGCGCCCTCGATGGTCTGTTCGTACATTCGCCAGCGCACGAGGTCGAAACGCGAATTTATCGCCGCTTCGACAGCTTCGATGTCCGCTTTCGTGTAGGCTGCCGCCGCAAATTCGAGGCGTTCGAGTTCGGCGATACGTTCGGCGATCTTCTTTTCGGTGGCCTTGGTTTCGTCTATCAATCGCTGAATTTCCGCCGTGTGCTCCTTGTTTGCAAGACGACGGCGTAGATCGGCGGTTGCGGTTGCAAGGTTCTGACGCACCGCGTCGATCTGTGCGGATATATCCCGGCGGCGCGCTGTGAGCGTGGCGGCCGTGATTTTCGTGGTTGCCGAGGCTTCGAGGGCATTTTGCGCGCGGGTAAGCTCGTCGGTGAGTTTTCGATATTCGGGGGATAATTTCGCCTGCTCTTCCTCCGTTTCGAGGTCGATTGCGGGAACGTCTTTCGCGGTTGTGACAGCCAGCGTCGCCGCGTGATGTTCCGCACGCAGTTGCGACAGGCGCTGATCGAGCATTGCGATTTCCTGTTCTGTGGTCGAAACCAGTTTCGTTAACTTGGCGTAGGTGTCCTTTTCGAGATTGGCGTCGGCGATCAACTTGTCGAGTATTTCGCGCTGGTGCTTCTCGAAGCTCTCGCGGGCTGTGCGGCGGGCTTCCTCAATGGTTGCAGCGGGTAACGGTTGGCCGCAAGCGTAGCAGGTGGTCGTGTCGACGTATTCAAATGCCGCCTTTTTCTCGGCCTCGTGTTTCGCACGCATGGCGTCGAGCGCCGATTTGATATTCGCCTGCTTCTTTACGCAGGCTTCGAGGGTTTCCCGTTTCGAGTTTGCCGCAGTTTCGGTTTTTTCGATCTCGTGCAGAATTGAATCAGCTTTCGCTTGCGCGTCCATGATGGCCGCGTCGCGTTCGGAGTTATACCGACGGGCAGCGGTCAGTCGCGCGTCGATATGATCGGACAACGACTTTTTGATGTCGAGCACCTTTTTTAGTTTTCGGTCGTGGACGGCCTGCGTTTCCTCGTCTATCTTCGATGCGTCGGCGATTTGCGCGTCGAGTGCGTCGATCTGCCGTTGGTGGGCTTTAATTTCGTTTACGGCCACGGATTCGCGCTGCGCGATTTCCTGTTCCAGCGCTGCGTAGTCTTCTGCCGGGGGCATCGCATTCTGATACGCTTCAATCTTCGGGGCGAACGTGTCGAGTTCCTTTTTGTTCTTGCGCTTTTCGGCCGCCAGTCGCGCTTTGAAATCCGCAAGGGCTTCGCCGTTCATTTCCGCGAGCAGGTCGGCAAACTTTGTCTGTATCGCCGTGCGGTCGATGTTGTCCCCGACAAGGGCCAAAAGTGCGGCACGACGGCCTTTCCAATCGACGCGAGTATTGAAATACATCGGGTCGGTAAGCATTCGGAATACGTCGTCATTTATCCATTCCGAAATGATTTTGTCGTATTCCGCTTTGGTTCCGACCTCCACACCATTGACAGCGAACATGCTTTCGTGTCCGACGAAACGCAGATCGGATGATCCGCGCGGCTTGCTCCAGATTTCGCGGTATGTGCGGCGCAGCGTCTGCGTAGAGCCGTCCACATCCAATGACACCTCGACGAAATGCTCGGCGCGGTGCATCGGTTCGCCTGTGGCATCTATTGTCTTGATGTCGATGTCGGCGCTGTTGTGCGAATCCTTGCCGAACAGTACCCACGTCAAGGCGTCGAAAATGGTTGTTTTTCCCGTACCGTTGTCGCCTATGATCGTGGCGTTATGGCCGTCGAAGTCGAACGATACATCGCGCAGTCCTTTGAAATTGCGTAGGGTGATTGATTTGATCTTGATGTTCATAGCATCGTGCGTTTTGTGATGATTGGTTGTTATGCGTTTTTCCTTTGCTCTCTGATTATGGCAGCGGAAAGCGTTACGAACGCGGCGAATGTTCCGGTAACGGCGGCCCATGAAATCGGGTCTGCATCCATTGCCCCGCCGAGTGCGACCAGCGACAGCCACCACGGGATAGCTAAAATTTTGGTCTTCATGTCTACTTGTAGTAAAAGGTTATTTTCAAGCCGCGCCGCAGTTTGCATTCTACCTTATCCGCCTTGCTTCGAAATGCCCGGTCGAGCAGGTTGTTTGCGAGTTCACTCCCCACCAGCCCGACGAATCCCGTGTAACCTTTGAGTTCATGAATGCCGAGGCCCGAAACCTTGATGCGAAAATTTCGGTTTACCTCCCTTGATGTGTACTTGAGCGCTTGCATGTTATTTTTATCGAATTTCCTGTTTTATCGACTTTCGGGCTGCTGTCGTGTATTCGTCCGCCCGGTGTGGTAAAACCTGCGAAACCGCTTATTTTGGCTATTCTTGTTGTCCGTATTTGCCGATGATTTCAGCGCGTTGCAGGCGTTCGGCTTCGAGTAAGGCGACGAATTCCGTGCGGCTGTATTTGATCGGTGAGTTCGGGGCCGTTCCGAATCGCTTGCCCTCGATTTTTCCATTCGGGGCGATATGCTTATCGACCCAGCTCCGGCCGAATTCCCGATACAGCGCGCGCTTCGTTACGAGGTCGGCAGCGGGTTGCTGGCGCTTGATGATTGCGCAAGCAACGACATCGGCGACGTGGACGAGGCAATGCTGCAATTCGTATAATTCGGGGAGCGACATATTACGAAAGGCGTTTAATTACAATGGTGGAGGCCGAAGCGGTGCGGGCCTCGAATTTCGCTTTGCCGTTTTTGTTGAAACGGCTAACGGCATTCATGTACGATGCGTAGTCGCGCCCTGTCAGCGTGAATTCGTGTTCTTCTCCGACGGGGATAGCGAGCATTGTCGCCACATAGTCGGTGCGTTTGATAATAGTGCCTTTTTTCATTTCTATTTGATTTTTGGGCGTTAACCCCGCGCCCTTTCAATGGGCGCGGGAATGATTAAACTGTGAAACTATTTCTTGAAAGCGGAAACCGGACGCACGGCGATTGCGCCACACTTGTTGTAGTTGCCCACGTAGCCCGTGCCGCCGCTGTAGATGAACGCGTAGTTGGAATTGTACTCCGGATCGGGGTCGGCCTCGCTCGTCCAGTAGATGTTTGTAGCGGGCTTGCCGCCGATCTTCTCGAACGCTTCGTCGAGGCCCCGGAACCGGGCGTCGTACATTTCTATCGCCTCGTGACGGGTTGCGCAGCGGAAGCCCTCGCGGTATTCGGCGGCGGCTTTCTGCGCGCCCTCGAAATTGAATTCGCTCGGCAGGTCTTCTTTAGCGATTTCGAGCATCCCGGAATCTGTTACCAGCACGACGGTTCGTGCGGTTTCGGGATGCGCGCGCTGCATCCACTCGTCGATGGTGAAAAGTTTGCGGAGGTCGTCGGGAATGTAAATCCCGTTTTCGATGTTGTTTTTCATAGTGCGTTGTGCGTTAGTTGTTTGATAATATGTAAAATAGCTATGCCGAAAGGCCGTTGGATAACCGACAGGATGGTCGAAAAATCGTCGACGTCCGCCGATGTGAAATTCAGTACCTGTTCGCCGCGGTCAGTGAGCCGGAATGCCGTTCCTTTGTTCGATGATTCACTCGTTATCAATCCTGCGGCGCATAGATGGCCGATAAGAGTGCGCATTTTGCCGTGGCTTATTCCGATAAGTTCGGCAAGTCCGAGCACGCTGCCCGTGCAGGTATTAGGGCTATTGGGGCCGACGTCCTTGTTTCTGTCTTCTTTATTCATCGTGCGTTGTGCGATTGGTTTGATTTGGGTGCGCGGCGGGATTCGAACCCGCATCCGGCTCTCGTTGTTGTTTTCTGGACGTCCGCCACTCTACCATTGAGATACGCGCACCGTTGAAGCTATCGAATATTGTTCTTGATGTATTCGGCGTCTTCCTCGAAGAGGGGAAGCCCCATTGCGATAGTTATTAGAACAACCTCCCTTTCACCGATAAGACGAATTGCAGCCCTGCGAAAATCGGTGTCATTGTAGGTGTGAGCCTTGCCGATTAAGAATTCCGCCGTTTCGTGCTCGACCTTTCGGCAACTTTGATGTTTTTCCACGAGTACGACGGATCGGTTGTAAAACTCCGCCACCAGCGCACTATCGTTGTGCTTTTTATAGTCCTTGCAGAAAACGTCCTTATTCATGTTTCCTGCGGCCATATACATTGCTTCGACCTCTCTGTATTGCTCTTCGTTAAGTGTGTAGCCCGTTCGCTCGTTAAATTCTTGGCGTGTCATAATGTTTTGCATTAAACAATTTTTGTTATATTTGTGCGTAATTCATGCGTAATCCCTGTGAATTATGATGCAAATATAAAGCAAAGCATCATATTATGCAAATTTTATAAAGCAATTTGTGAAATTTTTGTGAAAGTTTTTTATATATGACTATAAAAGAAAGACTTATCAAGTTCGCTAAATCGAAAGAGCGTTCAGTACGCGCTTTTGAACGCGAAGCGGGGCTGACGATTGGTTATGTGAACACAATCCGTGTATCGGTTCAGCCGGATAAACTACAACGCATTGCATCACGTTATCCCGATCTTAATGCCGAATGGCTAATGACGGGTGTTGGCCCTATGACACGCGGCGGTTCTGTGAATACCCCGGCTGCGGCGAATAAGACTGAAACGCCGGATATTTTCACAGCTCCGCTGTTACCTCTCGCAGCGCAAGGCGGGACGCTCAACGACTTTGTTGTGTCAATTAAGGTTGCCGAATGCGAGCGCGTTGTTACGCCGATTCGGGACGTTGATTTTGTTATGACGGTAACGGGCGACAGCATGGCTCCGGATTATCCGAATGGGGCGCAGGTGCTTATCAAAAAGGTTGACGAAAAGGCGTTCATCGAGTGGGGGCGGGTTTATGTCCTTGATACCTGTAACGGTAGTGTTATAAAGGAGGTGCGAAAGGGGGACGATGACGATTCCGTGCAGTGTTATTCTTTGAATCCCGACCCGAAATATCAGCCTTTTGCCGTGCAATTCGCCGATATTTACGGAATGTATCGCGTATTGATGTGTATGTCCTTAAAATAAATACCTATGAAAAAACTTACTTTGATTTTTGCCTCGATTGAGGCTTGTAGTTGGCGGCGTGATGGTAACATAAAATTCCCCCCCCCTCGCGGATTGTAGCGGGAGTAGTACGCCTTTTTGCGATTGTTGGGTTTCTTTTTAGCTTGACTGCTTGTAGTAACCCAGAAAGGGTCGCGCAAAAACTTATAAAAGATTATCTAAAAGAGAACCTGAAAGACCCATCGAGTTATTCGCCAGCCGAATTTGGGCACTTGGACAGTCTTTATACCACATTCGATAGTCAGGTTTTTGAAGACAGTTTCCGGCACTCGAAAGGAGAATATGATGTTGCAATGTTTGAGGATGATTTTAAGGCATCGGGACTTGCTCTTGAAAAAATGAAGCAAATACAGGAGGAATGGGAAAAAGCCGAGAAAGAATTTCATCCGCAATTTTGTGGATGGAAAATGTCGCATAAATACCGGGCTAAAAATGGATTTGGCGCTCTCGATATATCGACAGATGTATTCTATTTTGATAAAGAATTGACCAAGGTAGTGGACGTAGAGGATAACAACTAATGCAAACCGTTGCGGATAGATTTTTCGAGGCGTTCGATGCCTTGCTTGCGATGGGCGAAACGAAGATACAGACGTTTTGTCGTGAGGGTGGCATCGACAAGCGCAATTTTTACAAAAAGCGCGACAACACGGATAGTCGCCGGGAGATTCCGACGGCATGGTTGACGTTTATTGTCGAGCATTATGGCGTTTCACCTCGCTGGTTATTGACTGGCCGGGGACAGATGTTTACAAAATAGCTCGAAAATATGTAAGAAATTATGTCCGCAAGGGTTAATTTTTCCCGCGAAAATATGTAATGCAAAGCGCCCCGGCCAATCGGTCGGAGCGCTCTTGTTTCGGTGCGGGAGTTATTGTTTCGTTCGTTGCTTTTCCCGCTCTTGTAAAGCCGACCAGTCGAGCAGACCAATGACGGCGGCGTTGGCCTGCCAAATGACCGACCAATCGCGGTTTATATATCGATCGGTTATTTTCATATCTGCGTCGACGTGATTCAGCGCCTCGTGTACGGTGTATTTGTCTATTTTTAGCGCCGCTGAACGGGCTATCGTCGCCCAGCTATGGCGCGCGGCGTAGAACGTAATATGTTCCGGCAGGGGCTGATCTTCGCTTGTGGCGTCGTTCTGACGTTGGTCGGCGTCGCGGGCCGCCCGCAACGCATCGTCAATTCGTTTCAGACCTTGATTCAGCGCTCCGTTAAATGTATTGCCATCCCGGTAGTGTAGATGGAACCGGAATAGTCGCGCGCCTGTCGGGTCTTTGAATTTCTCGACCAACGGCGCGATCTGCGATTCGATTCTGATGTGCATTTCCGCCTCGTCCTCGCGGCGGCTCGCGGTCTTCTGACGGTTGTATATAATTACGTTCCCGTCGAGGGTCTGCGATGGGCATGATAGCAGGTCGGCGGCGTTCATGCCCGCAAGGCCGAACGATAGGAGAAAGCAGTCGCGGGCAAGATCGCGGCGTGTGAAATCGGAGATCGACCCGGCGCGGCGGGGCTCGTCGTCGAGGTCGATTATTTGTTGGATTATATCGGGACTGACGGCCCGTTTTTTGACCTTTGGCGGTTGCTTGACCTTGTAGGTTTTGAACGGTGATTGCGGTATACGGATGACGCCCAATTCTTCGTCGTTAAACTCCTGTTTTGCGAGATTGTGGATGTGGCGGACGCAGGCAAGATAGGACGATACGGCACGGCCGCCTTTCTTGGTCTTGTGCAGTTGATGTATAGTACCTTTTCTGCTATGCGTCAAAACTGGTTCGGCTTCGATGAATCGTTCGAATCCCGTAAGAAACCGGGCATTTATTCGGCTGATGTCAAGTGTTTCCGTGCCGATATACCGCACCAACGCATTTAGGGCGATCTGATACCCGATGCCCGTTCCGGGGCGCATCGTTTCGGCCTTTTTGCGTCCGTAGGCGATAAAATCGAGTTCGAAAGCCATGTTATTTTGTTCCGTCTGCTTGATGTAGTCGACTACCTGCCGGACGGTCATAACGTCGGCCGCAGCTCCGAGCCGTCCGACGATGGCGCGCCAGTTGTCGATGATTCGTTTCGCCTCGTCGATTATGCTTTGGTCTTTGAGTTTGAGCGCGCGCGTCATTTGATGCGCGGCGACGTACATATTCGTCGACAGCTTCAATGTCTGCCGTCGATGGGTTACTCGTATCTTTACGTTGTAGGTTCCGTCCTGCCGTTTATTGTCGGCGTAGACAACGGGTTTGAATGTGGTCGGCAT